CCCCCCCTTTTTTCCGCGGGGGGCCGGGGGGTTTAAGGGACCGAGATTCTTGAAACCCCTTATATCAGGGTTTTATAAGTGATTTTTATAAGAATAATACCCAGTAAGGCTATTATCATATTCAATCTTTCTTTTATTGAATATTATGTCTTTACCTTTTAATTTTCTTGCAAATTCCCTTGAAGGGGAGTTCTTCAAAGTTATATTGCCTAGAAACAATGTACTGTCTTTACTTGTCATTGTCTTAGGTATTATCTCTTCTCCTCCTATATAAAGTAACTCTGTAGGGTCTATAGTAACTCCTGTAGTGCCTGTATCAGTATATTCTATTGTAGTATTGTTTATAGTTATATCTGCAACATTGGTTACTGTAGGAACAGCATCTATTGAAGTTCTATGTATTGAGTATATTCTTAAAAAGTCAAAAGAATCATCTACTCCTGTTAACTTTATCTTGAAACTATTACTTATCTTCTCTTCTGGACTTGCACCTCTATCTTTATAAGATATATAGTTTATAGGAGTAGTATAGAATATATTACTCTCCTGACCATACAGATTATAATAAGAAAAAGCATATTGTATTATTCCTGCTGCAAAAGTACCTCCAAACCCAAGTCTTTGTACTGAAACCTCTTCCTGTAATTTAAGTTTCTGTATAAAGTCAAAAGAATTGTCATTCCATTTATCTCTTACTTCTTTCTTTGAAGTAATATTTATTACTCTTGCTTGATTCTTCCCATCAATCCAATATACTTTTTGAATATCGTTATTCTCAAATACACCAAGGCTTTCAATAGGATTAGATACATCAAACTTAAGATTACCTTTATATAGGACAATACATTCAAAGTATTTCCCTTCAGTATCCTCTTTCTTAGTAAGTCTATATATTGTATCTTCCTGTTTGTTTTCTTTAATGTCAGTAGTAAATAGTGTAACATATTCATTAAGTACATTATACCCTATTACAGTACCATTGATACCTGTAACATCTTTATTAGCATCCTTTAAGATAATCTCCTTGTTACCTTTCTCATTAGTTATAGACAAGAGTGTATTATGGTCTCTTGCAGTTATTCTTATGTTCTGGGCATCAAAGGCAAACTCAGAGATGAACTTACTTACTGTAAGGTCTCTTTGTATGCCCTTGATAGTATGTGTAGAAGATTTTATCATATCATTGCATCTTTATATATTCCCTATCCCCCATATGTCTGAATGACTTGTTGAACTCATTGACTCTAGGTATAAGGGTATTATACATTCTTGTAAATGCCTCCATCTCTGATACACTAGGTATCATAAACTCATTGTTACATTGACCAGCCTTGAAAGCATACTCCTGTTGGGTGTTCTGTAGCACAGCAGGACTAATCTTTCCCATATCAAACAGGATGGTAAACCATTCCTTCTTTATGTATAGCTCCAGAGTCTTTAGGAACACTGGATTATCTGGGAGCAAAGGTAATCCGTCATCATCAGTAGGGATAGCCTTATAACTAAGCTCTATGTCTCCTGTCTTGAAGGAGGTGAATATTACAGAGCCTTGAGTTTTGAATGACAGCTCACCCTTATCTTCTGAGTGAGTACCATTGAAGTTATCAGTCATAGCTCTCAAACATACACCATTCCTGGCTAATCTCACCTGGTTTATAGCAATCAGGTCACAAGGTAGACTACCTCTAAAGTTGTCTATACATATAGTAGTTACCTTATCTGCATAGATATTTGGGAGACCCATGCAGGCCATAAAATCCAAAACATACTGTATAGCAGATTCTAGGGTTATATCTTGTAATAAAGGATTCCTCATTAACCTTGACAAAATCTCGGGAAGCCTAACATAATTAAATTCACTTACCATACCTATTTCTCCTTCCTATAAGAAGAGCATCTATAATGCCCTGTTTAATATTATGCTTAAGTCTCAGTCTTAAGTCTTTATTGAAGACCAACTCATAGAAAGACCTATTGTTGAAGTTAGCATCTTCTTTGTTATAGAGTACCTTATATATCTCATGTTCATCAAGTCTTAACAGAGTCTTGTCTTTATATGCTTCCTCATCTTCATACCATAGCTTAAGAGTATTGTCCCAGTCTATAGGAAGGTTAGTCTTGACCTTACCATTCTCATCTATTCTGACTGACTTCTCATACTTTCTTACTTCTATAGTACCCATTCTATGGGGTAGCTTAACCTCATTACCTGTTACTATATCATCAACAAGCAAGTTATTTATTTGCCTAATAATAGCAAAGTACTGTGACTCTGACAGTACATACTTCTTATCATCAGGCTTATTCTTTCTATAGTATTTATAACCAGAATATACACCAAGACTATTCCTTATCTTATGTTCTCTAGGCATACTGGCTCTTCTTACTCTTTTCTTAAACTCTATAAGACTTTCCATTACTCAAGTTGTTTAGCAAGGTTTGACTTAGAGTTTCTCCTCACAAAGTCTGCCAATGTAGCAAAATCATCCTTAGCATTATTCTCATCATCTTCAGGAGTATAAGAAGCACTCCTTAATTCCTTCACTACCATTTGAATTAACTCTGGAATTAAAGGCTCCTCTATAGGAAACTCCTTATCAAATAAATCACAGGCATCATCACTATTATCACATGATAGCTCAGACATCTTTTCAGCATCCTCAAAAATAGCAGAGAATCTTACCTTTTCTAAATATAGGTATTGAGGATTCCATGACTTGAAGTACAGATAACCATCAGGTGCTATAGAGCAGTAGATGATATTCTTCATCCACTTATTATAGCCTACATATCTCATCCTGTCTCTGCTTATATATGTTATCTCACCTTGATAGTAATCTATAGGATATACCCTAGGATTGCCTACCATTAGAGTAACAGGTATCTTATCTTTACTCCTCAAGTATGAGCCTCCTTCACATACTTCACCACTGATAGCTGGAACTTCTATAAGGTCTAAGCATATAGTCTGATAGTTACTCTCTGGTATCTGTCTTCTTATATCTGAATATCTTTGCTTTAATAATAGTGCTCTGTATTTGCCTAATAGAAAAGCAATGTGCTCTTTTGTATAAGTGAAATCATCTGATGAGCCTTTTATCTCATCAAGAACCATGTATATAGCTTCTCTCCACTTCATTATATCTGTATATAAATAATTAAACCTATTGCAAAGATACAAATTATATTATATCCCCACAATAGGTTAAATAGTTTATTATTCATTTACTAACCTAAGTAGTTCATCCTCACTGAATCTTAGTATATCATCCTCAGTTATTCTAGGAGTGACATCATTCAGTGCCTGAACTAATGAGGTATTTACTATAAATTCTGGATAAGGTATAAGGCAAGTAGAGCCAAATAGACAGTATAGTATATTAGTTATTGCCTTATAATCTTCCTCACTAATGTATATACTTAGAGAACTTCTTAGTAATTCCTCTATGAACAGTAGAACCAGCAGTTTGTTTACTTCTTTATATTCTTTGTATCCAAAGGTTGACAAAGCCTTAAAATAATTGCTGACCCCAGTATAAGCCATATTATCAAGTCCATCCATGACATCTGCACCCAGTATTTATATTTTTACTTTTAACTCCCCTAAAGAACTTATCCCAATACTTGATAGCTTGTGCATAGTGGCCTGTCCTTATGCTTAACTCAAGTGCCTTGAATCTGAGTAAGGCATCTATGAAGTTCTTTGATATCTCACACTCATTATTTACCTCCTTTATATATCCAATCATAGACTGATATATAGGATATAAGTTACATACTACTCCAAGAGCGGTAGTATTATCCATACCACAAGGGGTATCAGGAGAAGGAGTACCCTTAACTATAACATATACAAAGAACAAAGTATCATTTATGACTACTCCCAAATCCTTACTATCCAGCTCAAGTCTTATTCTCTTAGGCTTAACATTATTGTCTATAGTCACCAGGGACTCTACAGATGGAGTATCTACCTCATACTTATATATAGGCTTTGTACTCACACCATTCTCTACATAAGTATCTTGGGAATCTATAGCTATAGCATTAATATAGACATCCTTATAATAATCTAAATTCTTAACAGAAGCATCTATTACAAGTTTACTGCCATCAAGAGAAACCCTTAGTTCATTAAAATCTACCATACTTAAAACATTAAAGGGTTAATAAAAAAGGGAGTATTGAATATACTCCCTATACTTAAGTTCCCTTTAAGCCCAAGCAGCTATTTGCTTGTCTGTAGGCAACTTTGCATTTACAGCAGTTATAAGAGCCTTCATTGCAGTATGACTGCCATCATCAACACAAACTAGTGTAATATCCCTCTCAGACTTCTGTACACTCTCATTGCTGTCAGTGAAAGCATAATGAATGTCAAGAGTATCATACTTAGCTGTTGGGTCTACTAGATAAGTAGTCTTGATGACATTAGGATAACCCATCATTCTGTAATGGTCTCCTCTAGCACCCATACAGAAGTACTCAAGGTCAGCAATATTATGACCATTATCTACATAATGTGCAGGAGTGGCCTTTTCTACCTTACCCCAGATGTAATCATCTCCATTGTAAGTAATCTCCATAGGCTGCACATCAAACTTAATGTACTCTTGTGGCATAGTACCAAGTTCCCAACTCTGGATAGCCTCCTCAAGGATAACCCCAGTGTATGCGCCTGCCAAGTCAGCAGCATTAGTAGCCTTCTTGACCTCTGTCTCTGAGCTTTCATCCTTTAGATATACAGTAAGTAGAGGTGTAGTATCTCTGAATACATTGGCTACTATAGACAATGCCATAGCCTTGTAGAAATCAGATGCTGACATATTGGCACCTGCCTTCACATAGCCATACTTCTGGTTTTTGTCTTCCTCGCCAAGACCTATATACTGACTGAATACTATTCTTGTAATATACTCCTCTCCAGCTACAGGAGCATCTGATACACCACCATCAAGAGTAAGAAGTACTCTCTTCAAAGGATGTCTCAGTGCATCAGACTTAGTGGCACTGGCACTTATAATCTTATCAGTGTCAATAATGTCACTTCTAACTATACCTCCAGGTGACATGTATTGGAAATACAAATGAGTCTTTGCTGTATCTCCCTTGGGCAGGATAGAGCCTGCTGCATCTGTAGCAAGAAGATTAGCTCCAGTCTTCAAGGTCTTTGCTACATACAGATGTCTTACTTGATTGATACTAAAATTCATAGTTATGAAAATTTTAATTATTAAACTTATTGTTTTATATTCTGCATTCTACTTGTAATAGCATTCTGCACAGCTCTTACTAAAATCATATCTTGTAATGCTGAGTGCATCTTGCATGGATTCTCATTATACTTACCATTTATATTCAATCCATCTGGTAAGTCTACAAGTATTATAGGCTCTGGTTCCGATAGGTATCTAACCAGATAATCCTTAATATTGTACTTTGATACCAATTCTACAATACCTTCTGATATATCCAGCCTCAGCACTCTTCTCTCATTAGAGCTTCTAAAGGGATTATCCTTCACTCTGTGATATTCATCCTGGGTTACTGGGACTACCTGTATATTTTCCCCAGACTTACAACCCAAGGAGGAATCATCAAGATTAACTGACTCATAAGTTATAAACCACAAGTCTGAGGGTAACTTGAAAAACACAGAGTTACTGGATAATCCTGTATGGTTCTCTTTTTCTGGTGTCTTATAGGTTTTGACTAATGCCTCCAAGTATCTCCTGGCTTCTTCTGTTTTTTCAAAAGACAGCCCTGTATTGCTTCTCCCATTATATACTTCCAAGATGATGTCCCTTTGAGCATTTGTCAAGAATATAGATTTTTCATACTCATCAAATTCTAATAGCCCAGTTGGAACATTCTTATATATAGAAGAGTAAGAAGATACAAGAGTGTCAAATTTTTCTGAAAGTTCTCTTGTACTCATCCTTTATTATTTGAAGGGATTATACCTATATTTGTAGCACTGGCATTACCTATAGCAAGAGTAGTATTCAAGTCTCCAGAATATGCTGATTTAGCCAATTCCACTGCTCTCTGTAGTATTTCACTATGCAATTCCTCAGCTAACTCACACTCTGTTATTTTGTCTATACCATCTATAGTTACTCCCATATCACTAATATCAGCAAGTATTATAGGCTTTGGTTTCTTCACATACCTCATTTGATATTGTAAATTACTGCCAAATTTACCTATTACTTCTGCCAATGGAAGATTAATTACTTTACCCACCAATGGATATTTTAACTCTGACACAAGTACTTTTTTAGGTGCTTCACAGTTAATAAGACCATCAGTATGTGTATAAGCCTTTTCTATATCTCCATCAGGCTCCTCTATAGGAAAGACAGTACCAGATGTCTTGAAGTAGGTATCAAATGCTTTTTTGAGTATGTCAACATAAGTTTCCAAGTCAACTTTTTCAGCACTGGCATTTGTCTTTACAGTAAATGTGACATCATAGTAAGTACCTGAATCACCCCACCCACTATCCATAATAACTGTTACATAACCCTTCAAATCTGGATAGGGTATTGTAAGCATTCTATTATTATAAATAGTACTGTCTTCTGTTATAGGAGTACTTATATTTGCTTCTAACTTAAAATTAATATGTAATTCCCTCTTTTGGTCAGCCCAACTACTAACTAACTTAAAATCAGTAGCACTTCCATCTATATACTCTTGAATGTAATTGCAATTCTTCTTATCAGTTATTAGTCTCCATGCTACTCTCCTAGGAGGATATGGATAAGGCTTAGTCATCATCCTCTGGTATTCAACATAGGTAATAGGCTGTACAGAGTAGAACTGATTGTTATCACTCAAGAGTTCATTCACACTCAGAAAATAATCAGATGGGAATAAATACACCTTACTCCTTTTATCTATTTTCTCTTCAAGAGAGACTCTCTCCTTTATAGAGTTAATATCAAAAAGTTTAGCTACTCTTATCAGAACTGAGAAATCATATTGCCTCTTCTCATCACTATCAAATCCTGCTCTGGATTTGTTTGAAGTAGGATTAAAGTAAGCCTTTACTATTTCACTCTGTGCTTTAGTAAGCAGTACAGACTTCTCATACTCATTTACTCCAGGAGCAGCATTTGATGCGAGATTATTATAGAGTACATCAAACTCATTTGAAAACTCTTGAGTAGTCATATTATCACTCTTTTAATTTGGCCTCTATGGCAAATTTCAACTCTTGGTGCTTAGGCATATTCAGATACTTTGCTGCAATGTTAATAGTAGGCTCTTCATTATCCTCACATAGAGGAGTACCATCAGCCTTTAAGTATAACATGCCACCTCTGTTACTGATTAGACCACCTTCAATAGCCTTCTTGATAAGAACCTTAGTACTTAACAGAGGGTCAGTTGCTACTCTTACAAAGAGCCTAGCATCAGCTTGAATGAGCTTACCAACCTTCTCTTGCAGGAACTCAATCTTTGAGTTCTTTGAAGTAGGTCTACCATCAATAGTTTCAATGATAATTCTAAGTATGTCTGCATTCTCCTGTATCTTACCAAACTCCATATAAGCCTGCATAGTTGCATTCATCTTCTTCTTGGAAGCCTGTGACTCCTCATTCTCATGGATAAGCACAAACTGATATGTAGCTTTAGGATGGTCTTCAAGGTCTTGAAGGGATGGTGCTATCAGGTCTTTGTTTGCTAAAAGCACCTTATATTTAATATAATCATCTGGGTCAGCCAGATTGAGAAAGTTATCCTGCTTGGTCAGTCTTACCTGATAATTATCCCAGAAATTATCTACCTTATTATATATTGACAGTGCATTATATTCAAGTCCCATTACTTCCTCAAGGCAAGCCTTCTCAGCATTGGTAAGTACATTTACATACATACCAGATGTAAGTCTAGGAACAGTAAGCCATCTTACTGCACCCTCTGCCATACCTCCATATAGAATATGCTTAGGGTCTCTTACTATACCTGTCTCTTTAGGTACATGCTTTACAATGATTTTCTCATTTCTCAAGCAGTTGACTATAGGTTCATCTATAGTAACAGGTTGCTTATCCTGTCTTCTCCTTGATTGTTTAACTGGTGCTTCAACTACTTCCTGCATTGGAGTTTCATCCATTATGGTAGCATCATCCAGTATTACTTCTACTTTTTTAGCCATTTATTCTTCTCCTTATATTTCTTTATAGAAAGAAGGGGGACAAGGGATTACCTTATCCCCCTAATACTTATCCTTGCAGTATTGCAGGAATCAATGACAATGTTCTGGTTGGGTCAAGCACACAGACACCAAGTGTTGCCATCTTGTGTATAGTAGCACTATCCTCATCATAAGACATATGTGGGTTACCCATCTGTCCTGTGAATGGATTTCTTAGACCCCATTGATAACTTCTCAGCTCATTATCACCCTTAATCTTACACTTGAAGATATTGGGTTGGTCCATAGAACCAATGTACCAGATGTCAAATCTGTATGACATTGCCACACCACCCATTGGGTGAAGAACCTTGTTTCTTACTGGGTCATCATAGAATGGGTCTACATCAAGTCTTACCCTTACTCCATTAGGAGCCTTATACTCTACAAATTGGAAACCAGCAGATAGAGCATTACTGTGAAGCTTGGATTGAGTCTTCTCAACTACCTTAGTTGAGTTGTTATCCATAACAAATGTAGTCCAACCACTAACTGTCTGGAGAACTGCCTTGTGGAATAGGATAGCACCTCTCTCACCTGTCTTGATGACAAATAGTCTGTCATTCATACCAAGCTTAGCTGCACTCAGCTCATATAGGGCATCCTCAAGAAGCTTCAATGAGAAGTTATTGTAATACATTACATTAGCTACTTCGGTCTGCTCAAAGATACCAGCACCTGTCTTGATAACATTACCAGACTTACCAAAGTTCATGTACTCACCATTGGCATTTCTGTTAGAAGTACCAAAAGCCATTACATTGTTCTTGTATTCAGAGAATTGGCACTCAAGCTCCCAGTCTACATAGTGCATCCACATGTTAGCTGTGTCCTTAACCTGTTTACCATCTACATTCCTTACCATAGGAATACCAAAGGCAAGCTTTTTACCCAGCTTATTACCCCATACCTTATGGTGGATTCTAATAGTAGACCACTCATTTCTCATAGATACAGGAGTACTGAATCTGATGTCACCAACCTTTCTTGAACCCTCTCTTTCTACAGGAGCATACTCAATAGAGAATCTCTCTCCAGCTAGCAGTCTCTCAGCAGGAATACCCTGAGTAAGACCACCCATAGTCTCACACTTGTAGACTGCATTTGTACCCTCCATTCTAGCATCACCAAGGATTCTAATAGGATATACTTGGTTCAGATTACCTACAATTACTTCACCATCCAAATTGTTACCCTATAGGCTCTTTATCCTATAGTTCTATAGATTATTTATTCTCTATAGTTCGGAGTACATTTTCATCCTATATTAAGCTTATAGGAGTTGGGCACTCTTGGAAATATTATATTCTACGATTACCATTTATTAATTGAGATAAATAACTTTTAGAGATATTCCATTTTACCATTATCTCTTTTCTACTTAAAATTTTAGAATCTTCTAAAATCTTATTTCTATCTTCTTGAGACAGTTTAAAACCTGCCCCTTTACCCCATCCCCGGCCCCACGGGACAGGCCTGGATCCGTATGGCG